TGGTAGGTGGGATCGTTCTCCTCGGCCACCCAACCGTCCTTGGTGAACTTGCCCGGCGGCTTGGGCAACGGACACTTGGCCTGGAACTCGTCCATGTCCTTCAGACCGCGCGCCCGAAAGACGATGTTCTGCTCGGCCCGCGGCAGGACGAGCAGCACTTCGTTGCAGAGAGTCTTGGGGTCAATACCGGCAATCTTCATAGGTCGCTTCCCTCGCTGATGGAAAGAGTGAAAGAGGCGGTGCCGGCATCGGTTGCCGGCACCGCATATCTGGTCATGTAGACCAGCCAAACCGCCCTCACAGGGGCGGGGAGTCGTCACTACGAGGCCGACTCACGCTCCACAATGGGTTCCGTGGCCTTGCACTTGCCCGTAATCGAGATCGTGGACTCCTTGTAGTTGATCTCGCGGGTTTCCGAACGGAAGTCGGGGAAGGTCACGCGCTCAAGCTCGGAAGTGCCGCAGGGCGGCGTGTGCAGAACCACTACGTCCAGGCAGTATGGTTCGCAGAGATCGTCGGATGCACTGACCCACTCGGCTGCCCCACCGACGCCCTTAATGGCGTCCATCGGGCTGACCGGCTCGCTGGTGCCCTGGGTGATGTGCTCGAAGACGGCCTCCAGCTTCACGTCCATCGGCACTTCGTCGCCTTCCTTCACGGTGTCGAGGTTGCCCCGGTCCTTGAGGTACTCGTACTCGTTGTGCTCGGTGTAGGTGAGGTTCCCTTCCCCGATCTTGATGTCGAGGTTCTGGGGATAGAACGTCAGCACCGCGCCGTCGGCATAGGTTCCCGCCCCGAGGGCCGGCGAAAACGTGATTTCGGTCGTCGGGCCGGCGTCGGCCGGCGTGCGGGCCGTGACGGTGTGGAACACCTGGGTCGTCTCGCCCGCGATCTTGAAACGCGCCCCCACGGGCACCTTGGCGGTGTCGGCCGTGTTCAGGGCCACGGTGTCGATGGCAAAGCTGGTGTCGGTCGCCACGGGCGGGGTGGTCGGCTCATTCACCTGGGCCGTGCCGCTGAGGCCGTCTTGCAGAATGACATCGCAGTCTCGAAGCTCAATCCTGGCCATTGATCTGGTCCTTTCTGTTCAGTGAAGTGTCGAACGGGGTCCTGAAACCCCAACCAACCGGCCAACAGCCGGATTTCTGATAACGTCGCAGACGGTTGTAGAGAGTATTGACGTTGATACCCGTTGCCAAAGCCGCATCCTTGATGCACCCGTAGACAATGCCATCAACCATGACAGGGCGCGCAGAAGGACTGCTTGATCCTGCCTTGCATTTGCGGCTCCACGCATCTCGCATCTTCTGCCGCGCCTCAGGTGTGTGGTGATGACGTAGAGGAACACGCTATCCGCTGACCTCCATCCGATAGGAGGCATCCACCATCGACTGCTTCAGCCGGTCGGTCGGATTGATTTGGCCAAAATGCAGCACGCGGATGGCGTTGTGTCGGCCCTGGACCGGTAAGAGGCAGCCGACCAGGGCGTGCTCATCGTCGTCCGGTCCGTTTCCGTACTTGTAGACGGCGACGGGTCCGTCCATTGCCTCCTGGAAAACACCTGTCTTCTGGATGATGGCGTAGCGGTTCTTCTGCTCTTCATAGCGGCTCAGGAACAGCACGTTCACCACGACTTCGATTTGGAAGTAGTTGCGGCTGACTTCCCTGGTGAACGGGCCGGTGATGCGGACTTCGCACCGATCCGTGGCCTCCATGAACTCCGTGGTCCGGTCGTCCAAGCCTTCGATCAGGACGGGTAGTCCGTTTTCCTTCGCCACGTCCTTGAGGTAGGTGGCTACGGATGCAAACACCCAGCGTGCCCAGTTGGGATTGGCCGGCATGGCTACGTCGCCTCTCCGGCTTGAGAGTCCAACGCCAGCGCGTCGCCGGCCGCCAGATCGACGATCGACCCCGCCACGCCCAAGGACTCCCCCGGCATCTCCTTGCCGGTGATGATGTACGCCGCATCGAATTCGTACTCTTCGTAGTTCTCGATGGCGTACCGCCGGCCGTTGTAGGCCAGCCAATCGCTCTTGTGCAGCACGAGGTTCGGGCAGTCGCGACGCTCGATGATGAATAGCCGCTTGCCCGCCTCGTAGCCGCCGCCCGTGACCATCTGCTTATTGGCGGAGATCAGCGAGATCGACTGCTTCACTTCGCGACTTATGGTCACGGGCAGGACGACGGCCCGGCGAATCCGAGTCGCCGTCTTCGTCCGGGCAACTTCGCCGGTCTTCGTATCCGTGGTCACCGCGCTGTTCTGATAAACGACAATCGTGCCGCCGTACTGGCGCTTCAGCGCGTAGAGCGCCCGGCGAATCTGCTGGTTCAGGCTGTAACTGGCGGGGTAAGTCATTCGCGTCACGACTCCCGGTTACCTGTCTCGATCCAGGGCTTTCTCCAGCCGCTCCATCATCAGGGTGTTCTGGGCGATCACGTCAGCACACCTCGCGACCAGAGGCATCAGGACGTGCCGCTGCTCGTCTTCGAGCTTCACGATCCGTTTGCCCATGCGGCACTCGCGGACCCAGCCTTGCCAGAGAAGGAAGACAACAACCAGGACCAGCGGCCCATACTGCTTGAGCAAGGCGACCGCATCGGCAAACGTGTCGGCTTGTGCGAAGAGCATTTCCATGAGGGGACTCCGAGCGACTGGAGGTGCATGGGAAGGCAGAAAGGCCGCCTGTCCGGGTCATTTTCGAGAAGCCCGGACAGGCGACCACAACTCGCTCACAGACACCCGTTAGCCGAGCACGGGGACGAGCAAGGCGCTGTCCAGCACGGCCACGCCAGCCAGGATGTCGCAGTTCACGACGGTCCCGCCCGCGTTGATGTCGTACTGCATCAAGACGCGCATCCCGATCCCATTGAGCGGGACCACGGCGGCCATGACGCCCATCCGGGTGTCCGGCAGGGCCAGCGGCCGGGTGACCAGCGCCAGGGCGTCCCGGTGGAACGCCAGGTTCATCGCCCCATAAGGGCCGGGGAATGCCTTGTCGTTGTTGGCGACGGCGACCTCCAGGGGCCGATCCAGGTACACCGTGCAGGTCGCGCCGGCGTCTTCCGACTCGATCACGGTGTAGGTCCGGCGGCTGGCACCCGTCCCGAAGGCGAGCAACTGCCCGATCTGCGGGGCCTTGCCGGTCGTGTAGCCGTCCACGACGATCCCCTTGCTGTAGCCGGCCGGATAGTCGGCGGCGGCGTCGCACGCCTTGTAGCGGACGGTGGCCGCCGACGCCTCGGTGGCGTACTTGTTGGCCTCGTTGAGCGTAACGGCCGTGGTGTCGCCGGCCGTCTCGGTGTGGGCCGTGATGTGGGTCGGCTGCATGTTGCCGGCCACGGTCAGGAACTCGCCGGTCACCACCGCGCCGGTGATGCCGGAGCACGCCTGCGACCCGCTGCCGCCCGCCGCCAGGGCGTTGGTGATGACCAGGGTCGCATCGGCGTCCGCCCCGGAGAGCGGGCAGTTGACGTTCTGGCACATGAACGTGTCGAAGCCGAGGATGCGGCCCAGGGTAGCGTTCTAGAGCGCCGTGCCGCTGTCGCCCCGCTCGTTGGCCTTCAAGAAGATGTCGGTCTTGAGCATGGCCGTCTCGCTGGTGGGGGCCATGACCAGCCGCCGGCCGTCCAACGGGGCCTTGCCGACGTTCAGCTTCTCGCGGGCATCCAGCACGTAGTCCTTGGCGGTGCTGGCCGACAGGCCGCCCAGCTTGCCCACGCGATTGGCCGGTGCCCCGAGGTAGGCGTGGACCCGACCCAAGAGGGCGCGGTCGATGCCGCGGGCGATGGTCAACATCGCCGGTTGAAGGTAGATTTCCTTCAACTCCTGGAAGGACTTGCTCCCCTCCCCGTCGCGGATCACGAAGCTGGAGTAGAACCACTGGTCCAGCGGCACCGGCACGTTGGTGGCGGTGGCGTCCTGTTGGGTGAGGGTCGTTCCGTCCGTCTTCCGGCGAATCTTGAACTCGCCGGGCTTCCGGGTGTTCACCACGTCGCCGAACTTGGCGATGGTGTTCTCGAAGTCACGGTGGACGAGGTTCGCCATGACCATGTTCTCTTCGAGGATGGCCAGGCCCTCGTTCGCCCACAACTCAGGGACGTAGGCGTCCAGGCTGTTTTCGTAGCAAGCCACGAAGGGCTGGCTGAGGTACAAACGGTTCATCGTTGCTCTCCAAGCTGCTGTTGCTGTTTGACTTCTGCCCCGCGGCGCTTCGAGTCACCGTGACCCGGCAGCCGTCGGAGCGGACCTTTCACCGACCCCTGAGAAGCATTAGCGGCGTTTGGGGGCCAATCCGAGCAATTCAGGGTTCTTCTCCCGGATTTCCCGATACTGCTGCGGAGTCAATTTCCGCACGTCGATCTTGCCGCCTTGACCCGGCGTAAGGCCGCCGGTGGCCGAACTCGCACCGATCCCCGAGACCACGTTCGGACGGAAGAGGTTGCCCCACTGCTCGGGCGTGTCCTTCAACCGCTTCACGGCGTCCTCGGGCGTGTACGCCTTGGTCTCCATGTCGCCGGTTGTCGGATTGACGGCCAGCATCTCAACCATCGGCTTGATTTTGCCGGTCAACTTGCCGGTCTTGGGGTCCGTCTCCTCGATCATCTTCGTCTGCTGGCGCAGCAGCGTGACGACCTGTGCCGGGTTGAACGCATCGTGCTTGACGGCGGCATCGGTCAGCGCCCGCTCGACCGTCGAGTCCCGGTACAGCGTCTCGTAGAGCGCCGCCTTCTTCTCCGCCTCCTGCAACTTGCCGGCATAGACCTCTTCCACCTGCTTCTTCTCCATAAGAAGCTGCTCTTCCTTCGACCGCAATTGGCCTTGCACCACCTCCAGGTTCGCCTGAAGGGCCTTCCGTTCCTGCTCCGTAAGGCTCTGGCTCGCCAGCAAGTCCTGATACTGCTTCTCGGTCTTCTTCAGCGCGTCCTCCAGTTTCCGGCGATCCGTCGCAACGATGTGGTTGACTTCCTCCTGGGTGAACATTTTGGCAGCACCACCTGCGCCACCCGCGTTTCCAGCGGCAGTGGCAGTCGCAGCGGCAGCGGCAGTACCAGCAGCGTCTTCACCCTCGTAGCAACACGACCACGGACGAGACAGATACAGAGACGTGAGCATTGCGATTCCTCAACCCGAAAGGCAATCGGCAGAACACCCGCCTATTCGGTATCGGCGGCTCTGCCCCGGCATTGGACCGGTGAAAGGGAGCCAGGACACGCGCCTAGCTCAATCGTGACAGTTTCAGGGCGTCCGAGTCGCGCAAGAAAGGCTTGAGCAATCGCCACGCGACGGAACTCGGCACCATATTGACGATGTGTTCGATGGGCAGTTGCGACCGCTCGTAGCTGGTCTTGACCGCCCCATACCCCATCGCGCTGACGGCCAGGTTCTCCAACTCCAGTTCGGGGTCTTTGCCGTCCAGCAAGGCGTGGGCAATCTCATATTCAGCGATGCGGACGGCCTCGGGAACCTCTGTGTCGGCCCCGCGCGGGAACTCAAGCGGCTGGCTGGCCTCGGCAGCCCGGATCTGCTCTTGGGTGGCGGATGGGTTCGCCTGCAAAAGCGTATAAACGCCGTGCTTGCAGCCCTTGTAATTCAAGGCGTCGATGATCTGCGTGGCTGCCCAAAGGGCCTTCGGCCGATCGGCCGGATCGGCGTCAGACCACGCGCTCTCATGGAGGC